CACGAAGACGGCTCGCCACACTTGCACATTTACCTCAAATTCGAGAGAAAGAAGAACTTCAAGAGTCCTAAATGCTTTGATCTAGAATATGAAGGAATAACCTATCACGGAAACTATCAAACCGTCAAAAACGCAGACGCAACAATGAATTACATTAAAAAAGACAAAAACTTTATTGAAAAACTAGAAGAAGAAGAGGTAGAAGAAGACATCATCGACTTTGCAAAAAATCACTCCAATGAAGACTTTTTACGAGAATGCATCAAACGTAAAATCAGTGTTGGATATTACAATGAAATTAAATCTATAATCTGTTCAAATAACACAATCAACGAAGACAGTGCCGGTAACTGCTTATTTAATGAGGAACAATTTCAGAACGCTTACAAAAAATTAGATTCGATCCAATCACAAGCACCATCTATGATGACGGAGAAGAGCTATCAACTACTAGAAAGTCTATTGTCATCACCGGACCAGCCGGTTGCGGTAAAACAACCTGGTGCATCAACAACTTACCAAAACCAATCCTGTTTGTCACCCATCTTGATTCCCTTAAACAGTTCAACGCAGAACACAAATCAATTCTCTTTGACGACTTATCCTTCAAACACCTTCCGAGAGAAAGCCAAATCCATCTGGTCGACCGTGAACAACCTAGATCAATCCACGTTAGATACGGAACAGTTGACCTTCCAGCAGGACTGGTCAAAGCCTTTACTGCAAACTACTATCCATTCAACCAAATGGAACCCGCTATCGAAAGAAGAATATGTCTTTTAAGTTTAAAATAAAATTTATTTAAGCATTTGCATTAACTTCAGGTTCTCCAGATCCTTTATCCATAATATACTCATCAGACAAAGTTGGCAACAATGTATCATAATACATTCTACTAATTGAACCTTGAAATCCACGCATCTTTATACGAACACTCGTCACATAATCCACACCACAACTACTTGTAGAAACATCAGTTTTCGTACTTTGTTCATTTACAGGAAATCCACTAATAGTAGCAAAACACAATTTTGTATGACCTCTATCATATTGGATGACATCATCTCCAGTTGCTTCACCAGCATAAAATACTGGTTTATATCCTTTAATATGAATCTTATGAATATGAACACAACCTTGAGCAATTATAAGCTTCGTCACTTTTGTCACTTTCCACCAACGTGTAAACACAGGTGAATCAAATGGAGTGCATCCAAGATTAGCACTGCTAATCGCATCTATCGTGGTCGAATCATCTGAAAGAGTCATCTGATTCCAAGCACCAATCGGATTATACAATGTCAACATGTCAGAAGATACATTTTTCTTTGGAACAACATCATATAAATACATACAAACATTACCTTTACTTTGATTTGTAAATCTAATCTCAACATCAGCACCTTGAATCAAACACACACCTGTTTGATAACCATCCAAAGAAGACGGAAATAACTTCTGCATACAACTCTGTACATCAATACCATCTAACAAATCAGCAACTATGGTTGATGTCTGCACACCAGAATTACAAGTCAAACGACCAGATGCATTATACCTATAATTAACAGAAGAAGCCATAGCTTTCATACCTCTAGGAATTTTCACTTTTGAATACAACTTATAATACTTAGCTGAATGTGATCCTCCCATTCCATCTGGTTCGTTCAGCTGAGTCACACTAGAGGACGATGACGATGAACGTCCACGTCTTCTACGACCTGCACGGCGAAACTTACGAGCCATTTTAGAAGCATGATTCAACTGCGCACGCACTTCTCGAAACCTACGAGAAGCAGAACTCCGACTACTAGCACCACCTCGAGTCGGAGTTGTACGAAACATAATTTTTCTCTTTCTTGCCATAACTGTATAAATTCACTATTCTATTTATACTTTCGGCGTCCCTACACGGGCCGCCAATACTACCAAAGGTGGGTTGGTGTCCCCCCGTAATATTAAAGGGGGGACACCAAGGACACCATATATATAAAAGTTTGGGTCAGGGGTATAACTGGTGTCCTGATCGTGCACCCTAGTCATCCAAACCCAAATTCTCTAAACTCCGATAACTAAAAAATTTTCAAACCATAAGTATTTTAATGTTCATGGGCACCTGCAAAAAGTATATATAGGAATTTTCCAAAACATGTTTAGCACATAGATTATGTCTCATTTTAGACTCACAGGCAGACAATTCTTTTTAACATATCCACAATGCCCAATATCAAAAGAGCTTGCTATCACCATTCTTACAGACATTTCACCAGTTGTAGCCTATGTCGCAGCCGAAGAGAAACACGAAGACGGCTCGCCACACTTGCACATTTACCTCAAATTCGAGAGAAAGAAGAACTTCAAGAGTCCTAAATGCTTTGATCTAGAATATGAAGGAATAACCTATCACGGAAACTATCAAA